ATCATCCAACGCCCTCGGGCAGCGTCTCGATCAATACGGGCGGCCTTCCCGCGTCATGTGGCCGAGCGCCGAAGCCAACCTGGATGCCGTGCAACGCGAAATGTCAGCGGCCGTCAATGACGTGATGCGCCAAGTAGCAAAGGAAGTTGGCTAATGGCAATCAAAATCCCGCTGATCACCGAGTTTGACGGCACGGGCATAAATAAAGCCGTAAAAGAATTCAAACAACTTGAAACGGCCGGGGAAAAAGCCCAGTTTGCGATCAAGAAAGCCGCGATACCCGCAGCGGCCGCGCTTGGCGGCCTGGCAGTAGCCGGGTTTCAAGCCGCCAAAGCCGCAATGGAAGACGAAAAATCGTCTGCGGAACTTGCCCGACAGTTGAAAATTTCGACTAAGGCAACCGACGCCCAGGTGAAATCGACCGAAGACCTGATCGGTCAAATGACATTGGCAACAGGCGTCGCCGACACCGACCTTCGTACAGCGTTGGCGACCCTAGCCCGTGGCATGGGTAGCGCCGAACTAGCGCAACAAAACCTGAATTTGGCGCTGGACATTTCGGCCGCCACCGGGAAAGACCTTTCCAGCGTTTCGGAAGCCTTGTCAAAAGCCTATAACGGCCAGACAACCGCCCTGGCCAAACTCGATCCGTCAATGCGCGGCTTGGTCAAGGAAGGCGCGTCATTCAACGAAATTGGCGCGATCATGGCCGAAACGTTTGGCGGGGCCGCGTCCGAAGCCGCGAACACTGCCGAAGGTCGTTTCAAACGAATGTCAGTGGCGATCGGCGAAACCCAAGAATCAATCGGCGCCGCGCTACTCCCAATCATCGAAAAATTGCTGCCCGTGCTTGAGGACGCCGCCAAATGGGTTAGCGAAAATACAGACCTTGTAGTGGCCCTGGGCGTCGCGTTCGGCGGTATCGCGGCGGCCGTCCTGATCGTAAATACCGCGATGAAAGCCTGGACAGTTATCACCACGGCGGCCACGGTCGCCCAAAAAGCGTTCAATCTGGCTATGGCCGCTTCCCCGTGGGTTTTGGCCACTGCCGCAATCGTCGCAATCGGCGTCGCGGTTGTCGCGGCGTACAAGAAATTCGAACCGTTCCGGGAGATTGTCGATTCGATCGGCCGCGCACTAAAAGCCGCATTCACGGGCACGGTCGACGCAATCAAAACCGCCGTTAGCGCCTATCTCACGATCTACAAAACCATGTTCAACACGATTGCGAAAGCCTGGAATAACACGATCGGCAAACTGTCGTTCAAAATCCCGTCGTGGGTTCCCGGCCTGGGCGGCAAAGGTTTTGACGTGCCAAACATTCCTGAACTTGCCGAAGGCGGCATCGTTCGGCGGCCAACCCTGGCACTGATCGGCGAACGTGGCCCGGAAGCCGTCGTGCCCCTGTCCCGTGGCGGCGGCATGGGCGCAACAAATGTCGTAATCAACGTCAACGGCGGCGACCCACAATCCGTCGTCGACGCGCTACGTCGCTATATGTTCCAAAATGGCGTCGTGCCGATTCGAACGGCCGCCTGATGACAGACCTAATCTGGCGCGTATACCGATCAACTACCGAGGGCGGCACTTACACCCAAATAAACGACGTGCAATCCCTCGTAATGCAAATGGGCCGAAACAAAGTGACCGATCAATGGCGGCCTAGCACCGCCATTATCAACGGCCGCGACCCCGGCAGTTTGCCTAGTCTGGCAATCAACGATTTTATAAAAATCAATAACACAAGCGTTTCATACGACTATTGGTTCCGTGTGGCCGACATAAAGATCGAATACGACTTTGTGACCAACGGCGATACTTGGGAAATTACCTGCGAAGGCGCGTTGGCCACCGCTGGACGTTCAAACGTATCCGCCACAATCACGGCCGGAGACGAAACCATCTACGCAATGCAAATTTTGCTTACCGATGCCCCAGTGAACGTTTCACAAGTAACGGGACTTGGCGCCAGTTTTGTTAGCGGATTTACAATTTCCGACGAAAACCCTATTCCGTATTTTCAAAAACTGGCACAAACCGAACAGGCTTATATTGCCGACTACGACTTTGAAAACTCAATCGTAGCGTTTCAACGCGGCACGTCAACAAATGGCCCATTCATTACGTTTACCGACGACGACACCGCAACGACGACATACAAACTGCCGTATTCCAAAATTGCGTTTGCGTCACTTGCCGAAGATTACGTCGACGGAACCGTGGTCAACCCAGCGGGGTTAGCAAGTCAGACCGCCGGAACGCTTGGCAGATCATTCGCGGTTGACAGTTACGACCAAACGACAATTCAGGCCGCTGACCTTGCCGGATACCTGAACGTAGTACTCAACCAATCTGCGGCGGCCCCAAATACGATTACAACGAACGTCAAAGGCTGGACGGCCGCCACACCGTTGGCGTACCTGGTACTTGGTCAACAGATTACGGTTCGACTTCGGGGGACTAATTACAACTGCGTTCTTGAAGGTTTGACGTTCAACGCAACGCCAAGCCAGACAACGATCACCGCCCGGCTATCCCCCGCCACGGCCTACGCTTTTCTCACACTTGACGATGCCGTTCTCGGACGGCTTGATTACAACGCATTGGGGTTCTAATGGCAGTCAAAACATTCACCACCGGCGAAGTCCTCACCGCAGCCGACACCAACACGTACCTAAACAACGGCGGCCTTGTCTGGATTAGCCAAGGAACGTTCACGGGCGTGACGGCCGCGGCACCATTGGCACTGACAGGGATTTTCAATAGCACATACGACAACTACCGTGTGCAAATCAAATGGCAAGGAAACGGTAACGCCAACGTGCTATTGCGGTTTTACACGGGCACGAACACATTGAACACGGACGCGGCGTACAGCGGTTCCGGCTATTCAGCGTCAGGCGCAACGTTGTCAGGCATCAGCGAATACAACCAAACACGTGCGTACATCGGCTACGCGTTCGGCGCATCGGTCGATTATTCGTATTGGACGTGCGATTTTCTCAGCCCAAATCTGGCTACCGAAACGGGCTATCAACACATGATGAACGGTTTCAACAGTGGCAGTTGGGCGTTCAGTCAGCAATACATGGGCTACAAAAACAGCGCAAACCAATACACAGGTTTTCAGATTTACCCTGACGCAAACACAATCATTGGAAGTTACTGGATCTATGGCTACCGCAAATCCTGATCACAACCACCAACGACAAACAGTCGACGAAAACGGCGAAATTGTCACACAACAAGTTGACCCCGGCGAATCTGCGCCTAGCGAACCAATGCCAAACTGGGCATGGGAAGAGGAGACTGCGACAGAATGAGAATCCGCGTCGCCATCGTGGCGGCGCTAATCACCGTGCTAGTTAGCGGCTGCAACAACAAAATTTGGATTGATTGCCCAACAACTACCGTGATCAGAACCAAAAACAGGGCATTGATACAGACCCCAACCAATCCCGACATGACGACCCTTCCCGAAAGGAACCAGGCGGCGACATGCTAGAAAAAATCAGACCGACTCGAGCGCCCTACACGCCCGAACAACTCAACGCCCGGCTACGTTTTTGGGTCGGGATCACCCTGGCCGGAACCCTTGTCTTGACAATGGTCGCGGTATTTATCAATCTTTTGTTTATCCCGCAAGGCCCAACCATGCCAGAAACAGACAAAGAATTGCTGAACCTGATCAGCCCCATTGTGCTTTTCTTGTCCGGCACACTTTCAGGCGTCATGATCTCAACCAGCGGCAAAAAAGATTCTGACGGCGACGGGATACCCGACGCATGATCTCGAGCGCCCAATACAGCGTTGACGGAACCGCCGTCAAGATTGCCGAATCAACAGTCGGAATGAAAAAAGCCTATGTGCACGTTGTCGGCAACCAGACCGTTTACCTGGGCAAAAGCAACGTCACGTCGACAACCGGGTTTTACGTCGACAAAAACGCAGGAATCGTCACAATCACACTTGCCAAAAATGACGAACTGTGGGCAATCGCGGCGGCCGGACAAACCGAAACCGTTACCGTACTGATCGGAGACTGACCAATGGCCACAAAGAAAGCCGCCAAAAAAGCGGCCCCAAAAACCGAAACGGCAGCACTAGCCGAAAAGCCCAAAAAGGCTTCGAAATACCCGTACAAAAAACTAGTTATCCCAGCGCCATTGGCGGCCGTCCCGAACGGCAAACTGTCCGGCAAAATCCTGGCCCCGGTCAAATGCGGCGGCCAAATGTACGTCGACGCGGCCGAAGCCTTCAACCGTATGTTTGACCTGGCGATCCAGTCGGGGATCAAACTGCGTAACGTTGGCGACTATCGATCGTTTGATGCGCAATACGGCCTTTTTATGCAGCGCTATTCCAAAACGGATCAGGGCCGCAAACCGCAAGTAACCCGCACCTATGACGGCGCGACCTGGTATCTCAAGCCTGGCATGTCGCCATGCTCGACACCGGGCAAAAGCAACCACGGGCTAGGCCTGGCAATCGACCTGGACGTGACAACGGCAAAAGTGCTCGACTGGTTGTGCGCAAACGCACCCGCGTTCGGGTTCTATCTGCAGTCCGACGACCCGTCGTCCCCCGAGTTTGAAGCCTGGCATTGGCAATACTGCGGGTAATCCCCCAATAGCGCACACTCCCCCGCTAAGGTGATTGGGAGAACTCCCGATCCCGACTAAAGGAGAAATCATGTCCCATTACCATTGGGGACGCCGTTAGGCGTTTTGCGGCAGCCGTGCTAATCATCGCCGCATACAACCCAAACCCCGTTCAGGCCGCCGTCGGCCATGACTGCGCCCGGTACGTCAACCTTGCACGGCAGGTCGGTTGGCCCAAATCCGAACGCGCCAACCTGGCCCGGATTATGTGGCGCGAATCGAGGTGCACACCCACGGCGCATAATGCCGCCGATCCCTGGGGCGGGTCTTACGGCCTACTTCAAATCAACGGATCAAACGTCGGTTGGGCAACCCGGAACGGGTATATCCGCAACCGAACCGATCTAACCAACCCACGGCGAAACCTGAAAGTTGGTTTAGAACTTTGGAAAATCTACGGGTGGCGGCCGTGGGGAACCAGATCATCAGTCACAACCCAATAACAGAAAGAAGCCCCGACAAATGACTTTCAACCTAAATGACTACGAACCCGTAGCGGCCCGTCTAGCCAAATGGCTCGAGGACGTAACAAAGCATCATGAAACGCCGCGAGTCGTCACCGAACTGACGCACCGGGGCGACGGCTGGTGCGTATTCAAAGCCGAATTGCATACCGTCGACCAAAACGGCCGCGATTTGCTGGTCGCTACCGGGTGGGCCGAGGAACACGCAACCGAACGCGGCGTCAACGCAACCAGCCACGTCGAAAACTGCGAAACGTCGGCTGTCGGCCGCGCCCTAGCCAACGCGGGGTTTGCAGGGTCAGACCCAGCCAAACGGGCATCACGCGAAGAAATGGGCAAAGTTGTACGCATGGGCGGCCACAAACAGCCCGTCACAACCCCTACAAAGCCCGGAGAGCCGCGAACAGCGGTCGGGTCGGCTAAGGATGCCTCGGGAACAGGGAAAGCCACACAAGGCCAAAAAACCCTGATCAACACAATGGCCCAGGAACGCGGTTACGCCCTCGGAATGTCCCTGGACGAAGTGTCATTCACCGAAGCCCAAGAATTGATCACCATGCTGAAAGGAATGAAAAAACAGTCATGAAAAATCTGATTGTGAATCTGATCATGGCGGCCATTGCGGCCGCTTTTGCATGGTTTTTCGTCAATGCGTTTGACGCCTGGTATCAAGACAAAGAATTGCGCCGAGCACAACGCCGCGCACGAAAGGAAAACCGTTATGAATGATCCACAACTGGAAGCAACCCGACAAGTCGTCGACGCGATCCTTCAACCCGTATCCGGCAACCTGCACGACGTACAGCGCCGTTTGCTCGGTGAATGCGGCGAACAACTATCCGACGCATACGAACGAATTGACCAACTCGAGCGCGAATGCCTGAAAAACCTTTTGACGGCAACCTGGTTGGCGGCCTATCTCGAATCGGCTGGACGCGACGGCGGCCCAATCGAACCCGTCAGCCGCGACAAATGGCTAAAAATGGCAACGCCGCCGGAGACACCGTGAACGAACGACAATTTCAAAACCAGGTGATCGCAATGGCGATCCTGTACGGCTGGAAAGTGCACCACGTCCGGCCAGGCATGACCGCCAACGGGCGTTGGATGACCCACGTTCAAGGCCACACCGGGTTTCCTGACCTGGTACTGGCCCACAAGGAACGCGGCCTAATCTTCGCCGAACTCAAAGCCCAAAAAGGCCGCCTCGAGGACGACCAGATCGATTGGCTGCGCACAATCGACGCCACCGGGGCCGAATGTTACGTCTGGCGGCCCGACGATTGGCCCTTCATCCAAAGGCGGTTTCTCGGTGTCGAAAAACCCGCTTGACAACCACGAATGCCGCAGTTGCGAGTTTTACCGCTGGATAGCCCAAATCTGCGTTTTAGACCTGGACGCGATCCACGAACAGGGCTTGACATGCACCGAATGGGAACCAATCAGGATCGCACGAAAGGGGAACCGTGCACAAGCATCAAATAACTGACGGCGAAAAGCGGTTGGCATACCAGGTGGCGACTATCCGGCAACAGGAATCACGCCGCCTCGGCCTAAAAATTTCGAACCATTGGCGATCCAACCCGGAACGATTCCAAGACGAAATCATCGGGGCGCTCGGCGAAATCGTGTGGGCGCACCATAACGGGCGGCTGTACCACAGCCCACTAAACGAATTCCACGACATACCCGACGACGGAAACGTGGAAGTACGGGCCACCGCGCACCCGTCGGGCGGCCTAATCATCCGAGAAAGTGACCACACCGACCGCAAATACGTCTTTATTCAGATCGACGAACCATACGCAATCATTTGGGGTTGGGCTTACGGCTGGGAAGTACGGCAACCCCAACACGAATGGAACCCCGGCGGCCATCAAGCGGCCTGGCGGGTCGGCAGAACACAACTACGCAAGATCACAACCCTGAAAGGAAGCCCCGACTATGACTATCGTCCGAAGCCCAAGAATTGAACGCGACTTCACAATCCTGCCCAATAGGGCGCTGCGTGACCCGCATCTGTCCTACCGTGCCCGGGGCGTTCTGGCATACGTCCTATCGATGCCCGACAATTGGCGCACAAACGCAACCACACTGGCCCGGCAAGGCCTCGAGGGCCGCGACGCACTGCGAACCGCGATCAACGAACTGATTGCCGCAGGATACGCACGACGGGTCAAAGCCCGAAATGAAGACGGGACATACGCAACCGAACTGCACTTTCACGACGCCCCCCGCTATGTCAACATCCTGGGGAAAATCAGTGGAAAACCGACCGAACCGACGCCTGAAAAACCGACGACGGATAACCAGGCGTCTAAAGAAGAACTATTACTAAATACTGATAAAGAATCAGAGAGTGTCTTAGGTAGTGAACCTAAACTCTGTGGGTATTGCTACGGCAACGGAGTGATCGCAGACGGCTTCGGCGGCCTGCCCATGATCTGCCCAGACTGCAAGGGAGACGGAATTGCCCGCCCGTAAAGAACCCATCTTCCATTGTTTCCAAGACGACCTTGACGCAGATGACCCCAGACGCGACGGGCCATCGTTCTACTGCATCGACTGTCGCAAAATGGTCTGGTGCGAAGCCCCAGGCGAATACATGAGAGCCTGGTTTGACACCCGTTTAGGGCCAATCTGCTTGGACTGTTTCTACGTCAGGTACAAAGCACACCCGGTCTACGACGGCACGGACAAATGGAACGCTTTAGACGAATGGATCTGCCACGTTGGCCACGAACTGTGGAAATGCACTTGTTATGACCAGTAAAGGCAAACCACGCCGCGACATCGATACACCGGCATACCGCACAGCCAGGGCAGAGTTCCTCCAACACCACGACGTCTGCCATTGGTGCCGACGCGCCAAAGCCACCACGGTCGACCACCTGATCGAGGTCGACCGAGGCATTGACCCGATGGACATCAGCAACTGGGTACCCGCTTGCCACAAATGCAACGCAAGACGCGGAGCCGAGTACCTGGCCAAGAAAAGGGCGAACCAAGTCGCAAAACGAAAAAATCAAAAAAAGTCAGAAATTTTTTTTGAAAATGAAAAATCCGTCGATGTATCCCAGAATGTGGGAATGGCGGCTGAGGAGGGCGGATCTGTGCTGACTCCGTCTGGCGGCGCGGTATTTGGGCGGATCCCGCCGAGGCTGATTACCAGGGGGCAGGGCTCAGGCTCCTACGCGGCCGAAGTGGCGGAGGTTGCGAAGGCGGTGCTGGAGATTGAGCTGATGCCGTGGCAGATCGAGGCGTTGGCTGGGCAGTTTTCGCATGACGATGCCGGCGGCCTGTGCTACCGGCGGAGTTTGGTGTCGGTCGCCCGACAGAACGGCAAGTCGGTTGCGCTTCGCGCCCTGATTGCCTGGGCGTTGACGCGGGAACCGATCCGTCGCGGCGAGCCGGTGCTGCTGATCTCGACCGCGCACAGTCTCGACCTAGCCGTCGAGCAGTTTGAGGCGTTAGCCCCAATCCTTGAAGCCAAGTTTGGGGCGAAGCCGTACTGGTCCTATGGCCGCAACGAGCTCGAAATGCCTGACGGGTCGAGGTGGTTGGTGCAGGCCGCGACACCCAAAGCGTTCCACGGCTACAGCCCGCACTACATCGTCGCCGACGAAGTGTGGAACGTCAGCTCGGACGTCCTGTTCAACGGCGCGATCCCATCCCAGCGAGCCCGGCGCGAACCGATGCTGTCGATGTGGTCGACCGCCGGCACCGAAGACTCCAAAGCCATGATCAAATTCCGAGAGGAGGGTTTGCGGGCAATCGACGAGGACAAGCCAGGCAAACTGTTTTTCGCCGAGTGGTCGATCCCGCCTGGTGTCGAGACCGACGACGCCGCGTATTGGCACATGGCCAACCCAGCCCTCGGCCACACCCTCGAATTCGACACCCTGATCGACGAGTCCGGCATGGCCGACAAATCCGCCTTCCTCCGAGCGTCGCTCAACCTGTGGATCAGCTCTGCCCAGTCGTGGGTTCAGCCAGGCGAATTCAACAAACTGCAGATCGACCAGGTGCCCGCCGGCGGTGTGCTCGCCGTCGACAGCTCGATCGACGAGTCAAACTATGCGGCGGTCCGCGCCGTGAAACTTGACGACGGCCGCATCGGCGTCACCGTCGCGTTCGTCGCCCAAACCCTCGCCGAGGTGTGGACCGAGAT